TAAATCAAAAATAGCATTTATAAAGCAAATGCCTAATGAATTGCCATTTAAAAAATCTATTTGGATAGGCTTTAAAAAATACGTACCAAGTGTACATCTTACTAAAACTCAAGTTAATCAATTAACTGATTTCTATTCTTTATATAAAAATGAAGCTCCGTTAAATGAATTGTTAGCAGTTGTTTATAAACCTAAGAATGGAAAGTATCATGCTTCTAATCATAGTTATGTAGCTAACAAAATGCTTAATAAAAGAATAGGCGATGTTTTAGGGGCTGTTTTTTTTTCTCTGGATTACTACAAGAGATGCGAGATACTTATAAATCAGTATTTGGAGAGCAGCCAACAATTAATAAAGGAAACGATGAACGAGATAATGACAGACAAAGAGTTTCTAGCTTCCTTGAACACTGGGGTTGGGAATACAATATCGACCAATGTGCAGAAAACGAACGCATAACGTGGGATGAAGTTTATAATTGGAATGTAGTTGCATTTATGAATAAAATAAGTTATTTGAAAGATAAAGGAAAATTTGAATTAGCATTGAATGGCACTAAATGATGAAATAGATAAATTATTGATTGACTTTGCAGAAGTTACTGTAAATGATGTTAGGGCTAATTTAGATAAGGCAGTTAATTACGGTGGCAATCCTTCAAGGTTAAGTGCTAAGATTAATTATATACCTCCTACAAATTTAGGGGATAAAATAGTACTTCAAATAATTATGCCAGATTATGGCTTTGTATTAGATAAAGGTCGTAATGCTGGCAATGTAAGTAAAGAGGGGGTTGAAAGCATTGAGAAATGGATTAAGCGTAGGGGCTTAACTCCTAAAATGAGTAAGAAAAGAACTGAATTGGTTAGGAATCGTAAAACGCCAAAACCAGTTAAACAACAAAATAGAGAGAAAGCGGTTAAACAGTTTGCTTTTGCTATTGCTAAAAAAATAAAACAAAAAGGACATGCTCAACCTTATAAAGAGCAAAAGTTAGGATTTTGGAGCAAAGTTATAAATGATGGTAGGATTGAAGAGTTACAAAATAGAATAAGTGAAATAGTAAAAACAGATATTATAATACAAATAAACAATGGCATTAATAATTAGACAGCAACCGAGTAGTAGAACGCCAGCATATAATGAACAATGGGTTACAGCTGAATCAAATATGGTTAGCACTCATACAGATTTTTACTACATTGTAGAAACATTTGTGAATGGTAATTTAATTAGTACTGATAATATTTTTCCACGTCCAGACGGTTTTTTAAAGTTTAACGCAAAAGAAAAGGTTAAAAACTACATTCAGCATCCATTCAATCCGCTTGAAACAGGATTAATTGAAGCAACCAATAAAGCGGTAATAGTTGAAATGAATATTCGTGAATATTATAGCGGTGCTATTCAATCAACTGAAACTTTATCTTATGTGGCATTTGATGCTTGTTTAAATGAAATAGACTTTGCTAATTACGATGCTACCGATTATACAATAACTCCTTTATTGTTAGGCTACCAACAATTAAATAAAGTAGATAGTGTTGTGGCTTATGGCAACGATATATTCTTACATTTTTTCGGTAATGATATGCAATATAAATATCGATGACGGTACTAATGCTACCAATATAAATATGCCAAGTGGCTTTAATCCTGATTTGATTTATACTTTAATGTGGGTTATAATAAACTATTGGATATGGGGTTTAGTTATTCAGTAGGTACAACTGTTACAGTTACTTTATATTCAGCATCTCAACCTCCTATCGCTTTATCATATACAATTTCTGATATATGCACTAAATACACTCCTTTAACTATTTATTATATGGATAGGGCTGGCCGTATTCAATTTAAACAGTTTGAGTTGATGTCGCAAAAGAAAGCATCTAAGAAAACAAATGAGGTTAGATTGGCTAAAAGTTATCTAAACTCAAGTGGCCAAGTTATTAGTAATATTTGGGATAGAGAAACTTTTGAAGTAAGTAATTTAATTGCAGCGTTAGATGGCAATACATTCGTTGCCGCTGCTCAGGCTCTTACTGTTCCATCCGTTGCACGCGCTCGCGGAATCATTACATCAACCATTGGAACGCTTCCAAAAGAAGTTTACATTAAATCTACTGGGCAACATGTAGAAGCAAATCGCTGCATTAACCAACCAGATCGCAGAATTGCTGGATCAGTAGTTTATTCATTCTTAGCATTCGATATTTGGTATTACGGCGTAGGTTATGGCGTTGTAAATGAACTTTACGCAGATGGTCGCATTCAAGACTGGACACGCATTCCATTCGAATGGGTATCTCCAGAATATAACGCAATGCAAACTGAAATCATTGGTTACACAATTCAAGGCAAGCGCGCTCCGCTATCTGGCGTTGGAAGTGTTATCGCATTCCAAGGATTAGATGAAGGTTTTGGATCTCGCGCCGGTCGAACAGTTAATGCGGCAGTCTGGTTAGAAAAGGCTGCACTAAACTATGCAAAGAATCCTGTACCTGCAACAGTATTAAAATCTAACGGCACAAACCTAACAGCAGAGCGCATTCGCTCGCTTATCAATAGTTGGTCGAAGTCTCGCCAAGATAACTCCACAGCATTTTTAAACGCAGACGTTAATCTAGAAGTGCTTGGCTTCGATCCAGCATCTTTACAACTTGCAGAGGCTCGCCAATACGTCGCATTAGAAATTGCACGTCAGGCAGGCATTCCTGCTTATTTCATTAGTGCTGAAACAACAAGTATGACCTACTCTAACGCGTTATCCGAAAGAAAAGGTCTGCTGGACTTCTCACTTCGCCCAATCCTTACTGCTATCGAACAGCGTTTATCTTTTGCTGATTTCGTACCTGCTGGTCAAGTAGTTCGTTTTGATTTAGATGATTTCTTGCGCGGTTCAGCATTAGAGCGTGCGCAAGTTTATGAAATTCTCAACAGAATCGGCGCAATGTCCGTAGAACAAATCCAAGAGGAAGAAGACCTAATCGACAATGGAAATTAACTTCTCATCTAACGTATTTGCAGCCGATGCAGGTAAGCGCGAGATTTCAGGTCGCATCGTTGCTTGGAATGAAAAGGGTTACACAAGCGCAGGAGAGACAATCTTCGCGCCTAACTCATTAACATTTAACAAGAAGACAAAACTGCTTCTAGAGCATGATCGTACACGTCCGATTGGGTTCCTAAAGAGCCATGAAATTACAGCAAGCGATGTGCAAGCCACATTTGGACTTGCTAAAACGTTTTCTGCGGATGATGCTATTGAAGAAGCAAGCACAGGATTACGCGACGGTTTTAGCGTGGGCGTAAAGGTAAACGCATGGGATAACCAAGAAGGCGTAATGGTTATTACAAGCGCAACTGTGCATGAGGTCAGTTTAGTAACAGATCCAGCAATAAATTCTGCAAGAGTCGAGCGCGTAGCCGCTAGCGAGAATGCAGTAGAAGAAATTTCTGAACCACAAGTTCAGGATCAAACCCAAACCCAATCAGAAGGAGAAGACCTAGTGTCCGAAACCGTTTCAGAGGCAACATCAACCGAAGCGGTTGAAGCCTCAAAGTCAGAAGCAGTTGTAGTAACTGCAAACGCTCCAGTAGCGTACACAACTCCACGCATCGATCTAAACGTAACAGCAGGTCAAGTTGCTAAGGCTCAACTCGCAGCATCACGCGGCGATGCAGATGCACGCGATCTTCTTGCTGCTCTTGCTGTTGCAACAGTTGCAGAAAACACAGGTATGGTTCCACCAACATATCTTCGTGATGTAATTGGCATTATCGATAACTCACGTCCATTTATTTCAAGCATTGAAACAGCAGCACTACCTGCATCTGGAATGAAAATCTTCACTCCAAAATTAGGTGCGCAAGCAATCGTAGGCGTAACAGCCGAAGGTGCAGAATTTGCATCACAAGACACAGCAGTAACATTCCAAGAAGACACAGTAGTTAAGTTCGCTGGCGCTGGAAAACTCGATCTCGAACTTGTTGATCGTTCAGACCCATCATTCCTAGATCTATATCTTCGTGAACTCGCTGCATCATACGCACAGAAGACAGATGCATACGCTGCGCAAATCGCTGCACAAAATGCAACACAATCATCTTCATCTTCAATCTACAAGGCAATCGCTCTTGGAATTGCAGATTCATTTGGCGTAATGCGCATGACTCCAAACCGTCTATTGGTTGCTACAACAGGCGGAGAAGATGGAATTGACTTCTCAGGTCTTCTAGGTGCAGTTGATGGTTCAAACCGTCCACTATTCGCCGCTGCTGCTCCACAAAACGCAGCAGGTCTTATTTCACAAGGTTCAACAGCAGGAACAGTCGCAGGACTTTCATTAGTTGTAGATCCTAACTACACAGGTGACGATGCAAACGCTAAGCATGCACTCGTTTACCCATCAAACGCAATGCGATTCCATGAGAGCGGAACAATTCAACTTCGTGCAAACGTAGTTGCAAATGGTCAGTTGGAAATCGGACTCTACGGCTATGCAGCAGTAGTGAACCGTTACCCAGCAGCGTTCCGTAAACTAAACGTAGCGTAATCAACTAATCATGGGGGGGCGGTTGCTCCCGATCGCTCCCCCAGTCGTAGAAAGGACTAGACATGCCAACAATTATTACAGCAAGCCAATTACGCGCTGTTCTTGGCGTGTCTAGTTCCTTATACAACGATGCAGTTTTAGATGATTGTATTGATGCCGCTGAAATTGTAATTCTTCCAATGCTTACAACTTTTAGTGTTCCGATTCAGTCAGTAGTCTTAGAAGATAACATTGCAACATTCGATACAACCTTGCCACATGAATTTACTGAAGGTTCCAGCATTGTAGTAGCAGGATGCGGTAGCCCATTTAACGGCACACGAACAGTTAATGCTGAACCAACAGAGTTTACATTTTCCTGCAACATCACAAACGCAGATGTATTATTTAAAAACATTATTCCAGCAGGTACAGCAACTCTAACTGGCGCATCTACTTATGTAGGAAACCCAGCAGTAGAGCAAGCAGTTTTAGCGGTTTCAGTTGAAGTCTTTACATCTCGCAACCAAGCAGGTGGACAGATGGAAGGCGTAGACTTCACAAACGTGAGCCCATATCGGTTAGGTAGATCACTTTTCAATAGAGTCTCTGGTTTGCTTGGAAGTTACATAGACGTAGAGAGTATTGCTCAATAGTGCCAGCATCAACAATTCTAGACACAGTACGCACGCCACTATCAACTGCTCTTAGCACAGTAGCGGCGAACGTTTATGCATTCGTGCCAGAAACTCCAAGCGTTCCGTTTTGCGTAAATGTTCCAGATTCTCCATACCTAGAATTAGAAACTATTAACAAATCTACACTTCACACGAAGATTAATCTGGTCATTTCATGCGGAGTGGCATATAACAATAACGCTGCTTCGCTAGATAACTTGGAGCAGTTAGTAATGAGCGTTCTTGCGGTAATTCCAGTCGGATATACCGTCGGAGCAGTAGAAAAACCCACAGTTACTCAGGTCGGTGCATCAAACGTTTTGGTTGCCGATATCAGAGTTTCCACTTACTACACACAAACAAACTAAGGATAAATAATGGCAACCACAGTAATCACAGGTCGCGATATTTCTCTATCTTTCACAGGTGGAACAGATATCGAAGCACAAGCGACTAGCGCAGTTCTAACAAAGACAAACATTCGCGAAACATTTCAGACACTTGACGGTGAAGCCTACAAAACGGTAAATCTCGAGGGTTCATTTGCTCTCTCCATGCTCGCAGACTGGGGTAAGGCTAACTCGGTATGCGAAGCGCTATGGACTGCTGCTGAAACAGCGCCAGATACAGATATTTCAGTTACACTTACAACTGCAACAGGTGC